TTTTTTTATAGGTACAGCGAATTTGTAGTAATTACTGTTTTAGGTCGTGGAATTGTATTCTCCCACTGGTTTCGCTATCAATAAGCATTCTCTCGCATTGGGCGAAGAGACACATTTCGTATATCATAGGCACAATCGTCTAAATCCATCCGCTCTCCAACCACAAAAGACAATAGTTGGGCATAATCCAAAGCCAAAAAATAAACGTTACCTGGTTTAATCGTCACCAATCCCATCTTAACCAATCTTGTATAAAGAAAATTATTGTCCATCATCGATTCCTCCAAAGCATGAGCAACAAATCTGCTCTCATTAAGGCGATAAACATTTCTCATCAACTGAAGAAGCATACAGTAAGCATAATCATTAACAGCCATAGTATCAAGAAGCAAACCTACAACTTTAGAGAAGTAGTCCACAGGATTTCTCAACACATTAGCAGTAACAGTCAAACGATAATAATAATCTGATGTAGGTCGCATAGGCAATATGTTGCCCCCACGTTTGACAAAATACCTCTTAAGAAATTTTATTGGAGTTCCTTGATTGGGCAACAAATGACCCTCTGCAGAAAAGTCGGCATCCAAACGATCCGAATACCCCGTTGCAGATTCTTTAACTTGCTGACCGCACCCATCCAAATAAATTGGTAATTTCTCCATCAAATACGCCAACTCTCTACTTGCACTCAAAACAACATCATCTCCATTTGCCGTAAATCGAAAACGACCATCTTTCCACGAATTCCAAACCAAAGGGTTTAACCGAGACTCCGCGACCAAGAAAGAATTTATGAGCACTATCATATGCAAAGTGTTCAAAACAGAAGTATTATAATCACCTGAAAACAAGGTACCCACAGCTAAACGAAAGCCTCCTGGCCAATTAACTACGTGATACGCAGTATGTTGAATCAACCATTTAATGAGAGCTGACGTAATAATAGAATTGGGCGATTCATCTTCCTCATAAATCAAAGCAACCACACTAAGAAGATCAGCAATATCTGCTGACTTGAACTTCTGATCCTTAGAGGACACATCAAAATACATAAATCTCCGACCTTTCTCATCTCCTTTCAAATAATCCCACAACTGGAAGGCTCCTCCTCCAGTCCACTTAAATCCCAATCCACAACTCCCCTT